TTGGCGGCGAAGTCGCGCAGGATCTCATCCGACGCCCGGACGTTGCCGCCCGCGTCAAGCGCAGAAACCCCGGCCATGTCGAACAATTCAACGGCCGTTGATAGCCCGCGCTTGGCATCTAGCGCCGTCTTGCCGATGTTTAGAAGCGACTTGTCAAACGTCTTGGCATCGGCGCCGCTCAACTCGGCCAGCGAGCGCCACGCCTGAAGTTCCTGCGCGTTGATATTCATCGCGCGGGAGGTCTTGGCGATGTCGTCGGCGATCTCGGTGAACTCCTTGCTGAGGTCGATGACCTTGCCGATGGTGAGATCGTAGGCCCGGCCAACGGCGCGGACGGCAGCGGCGCCGAGTTGAAACGCTTGATTGGCGGCGGTGATGCCGGCGGACAGCTTGATGAAGCCGGATTGCGCAACGCTGGTTTTTTTGCCAACGTCGCCCATCGCCTTACCGGTGCGCCTAAGTGCGTTCTCAGCGCCCCGGCTGTCACCGGTGAGGGTCCACTTGGTAGCCATCTAGGGACCGCCCTCCGTCGTTCGCTTCTCCCGCAGCATCGCGGCGTCTATCTCGGCGTCCGTGCCGCGCAGCACCGCGAAGGCGTCCATCGTCCAGGCGTCCTCGTCCATCACGGCGCTAGGCGATGCCGTCAGCTCGCGGGCGTTGCACACGCGGTAGAGGTTGACCGCGCGCCAGATGCGAGCCGGGAGCGTGTCGGGGGTCCTACCGTGCAAGACGTGGCCCTCCCCAGCCCGGGGGAGAAACGACCGGGCGCAAGCCGTGGGCGACCAATAGCCTTGCGGGTTGCGCGCGCATCGTTGGCGCTCCCTCTCCGTGTCTGAGCCGCACCGCTGCCAGTGGCGAGCGGCTCTCAGGTAGGGCGCTCCTCCTCCTGGACGGTGCCCGACTTGGCGATCTCGGTGGCGATCTCCTTGGCCATGGCGCCGTCCGGGTAGATGGTGTCGCGGTAATCCTCCATCGAGTCGCAGGCGATCGCCCCGCGCGTGACCTTGATGACGCGGGCGAAGCTGTGATCGTAGACGGACGCCTCGGCGGCCTTCATCTTGTCGATCAACCCCGCGGTGGGCTTGCCCTTTTCCTCGGCCTTCGTGACGTCCTCGGCGGCCTTCGTGAACGTCTCCGCGATCTGCCGGTACCGGTCCAGAAAGTCGAAGTTCTCGCCCACCCCAAAGGGTCGATAGAACACCACGATGCGCTCCGCGCTGTCCGCGTCCGCGTTGCCGTTGGTGCTCGGGATGAACTCGACGCAAGCCGGCTCCCACTTCTTTGCCATGTCAGCCCCTCTCTCGCCCGCCGCTACAGCGTGGCGAAGCTGAACGCCGTGGTACCGGTGCGGCTGCCCCGGTCCTCGGCCTCGATGGTAGCGCCCACGAACTCATCGCCGGCGCTGTTCGGGACGGACATCCTGCGCACCATGCGCGCCGCCTCCCAGTACGCGATCGACCCTGCAGACTCGCCCCACTGGATAGCCGCGGGGAGCTCGCTCGCGAGGGCTGCGCGCTGCCAGTCGTCCCATCGGCGCTTCTCCATCCAGGTGGTGTAGTTGATCTTCGCGCTCAGGTCGCTGGACAGGTTGTAGCCGTGGTTCGTCCAGTCGTCCCCGTGGCCCGCCTTGCGCATCGCGATCCCGCCGGTGATCTCCAGCGTGCCGGCCTCGCCTGCGAGGAGGCTAGCCTGCGTGGTGTCGCTGTCCGCAACCACGATGTTGCAGCCCTTCGGGTCGAGGTCGGAGCCGTTGAGGGTCAGGCTGGACGGCTGGTAGGGCACAACCACAGCGGCGTCCCCGTGGGCATCGGCGCCGACACCGTCCGCGTCACGGCTGATCGTGATGCTGGTGGACGAGGGCTCGGCGGTCACCTGGATCGCCTCGTCGGAGTTGATGCCCTCGGCCTCGATGGTGAGGACCACGTTCTTGGTGAGGTGCTTCCACTCGTCAACGGTCATCGTCGTGACGCTGTTGTTGATGCCGCCGTCGAGGGTGGTCGCGCTGGCCTGGCGATACTCGCGGTACTCGCCGCTGACCTCCAGCACCGGCCGATCGTTGCTCCCCCACGTCACGCGGTAGGAGTTGGGCACGCACCCGCCGGCCTTCTGCATCCCGTGGGTCAAGAATTGCCAGAGGGTGAACGAGGTCTCCTCGTTGGTGGTCTCCAGCGTGTACGTCTTCGACGCTGTGACCGCGCTAGCGTCCGCCGGCAAGAAGTGCAGCGGCGTCTCGAGGGTCAACGTGTTCGTGGAGATCGTCTTGATGCGCCGACCCCATACGAACCCGTTGGCGTCGGTGAAGCCCACCACGTCGCCCACGCTCATCCCGGCGGCGCTGGTAACGTCCCCGGTGTTGTAGTCCGTCCAGGTGACGTCGATGTCAGACGCGGTGGGAGTGCTGACCGTGGCATCCCAGATGCCGACCTTGAACAGCACATGGGCGTCCATCTCGGTCGCCACCGCGCCGGATGGGCGCAGCGGGATCAGCATCCTGAACGTGCCCTCCTTCATCTGAACGACGGTGCCCTCCTTGGAGGTCAGCCCGATCTGATCCCGGTGCCGCTGCGTGTTGAACTCGGCCGGCGGGACGATCTCGCACTCCTCGACCTGGACGGCATCGTCCGCGACGGGCAGCGTCTTCTCGCTCTGGTAGCCGTTCGCGCCCTGCGCCTGGACGTACACGACGCGATCTTTTGGGTGCTCGTAGATGATCTCAGTCATGTCAGGTCACTCCCTGGTTCTCTTGAACCACCACGGTCAGCGGTCCAGACAGCAGCACGGCGCGGGTTGCGCCTATCTCGATGATGGGGTCCGGGTCGGCTACCAGCCGCCCAAGAAACGACGACACCACGCGCCCGCCGAGGGTATGACCTCGCCACGCGCCCGATGGCGGCTGAGCGTCGAAGCACTCGTGAGCGGCGCGCTCTAGCCGCATCACGATCGTCTCCATGGTCTCGGGGTCGCCCTTGTTTTTGCCAACGCCTACGGCCAGCGCGATGACGAACGTGTAGGCGTAGTTCTGCGTCTGCGGGGTGCGCTCGCCTTGCCAGTAATCGCCCTCGACGAAGAACAGCCACGCAGCACCGCGCCCCGTCGCCAGCTTGAAGCCGCCGCGGGTGCCCTTGCGCAGCGGGATCTGCCACGTGGCGGGAAGGAGGCTATCGCTCATGTCCGTGTTGATGGCGGCGCAGCGAGCGGCCAGGCCCGTGGTAGCGTCGGCCAGAAACGCCTGAACCGCGTCTCGCGCCTTCTCAGCCCCGCGCGCGCTCACGATGCAATCCTACGAAGGCGGGCGTTGGCGATGAACTTCGCTTGTTCGCTGCTGACCTTCTCGTCCGTCTCCGGAGTGCCGAGCTCCTTGGTGCGGGATGCAGCCACGAACGGGATCGTGAGCATCTTGCCCAACTCGGCCTCGTCCCGGCTATTCAGGTTCTCGGTGCCGAATATCTTGCGCTTGAGGTTGAAATACTGCGAATAGTCGCCCTTGCCCTCGTCTGCGCTGCCGCCGACGGTCACGCCGTCCGCGGAGTAGTTGAGGATCGGCGTTGCCTTCACGCTGCCGCTGCGGTGCTTCAGGCTACGCGATGACGGGCGCGTGCTCTTGCCGGTGATGGCCTGGCGCATGGCGCCGGTCCGGTGGCCGATCCGGGAGTCGTATCCGTGGCGGTTCTTCCATGAGAGATACCGCGAGGACAGCGCCGCCCAGCCCTGCCCACCCACGTGCGCGCCCTGGCTGTCAAACTGCCGCGCCATCACCACCTGTCGGGTGTACTCGCCAACCGCCTTCCAGATGTCAGGCAGCCACTCGGCGCGGACCTTGCCCAAGTTGTGAAACACCTGTGCGCGGGCCAGCGTACCGTCCGGGCCTTCGATCCGTATGGCGAACACTTGCGCCACTAGATGTCGCCCTCCACCGTGAACTCCGGTAGCGGATCCTCGAGGTCGGTCAAGTCCTGGTCGTCGTTGGGGTAGGAGACCGCCAGCGAGTCGACGCGCGGGCCCTTGCGGGAGATGGACGCGCCTAGCGCCTCGGCGTATTCGTAGCCCATCGCCGGGTCCATGAACTTGGCCAGCAGCCGCTCGGCCTCGGTCTTGAGCCACTGGGTGTATTCGTCGATCTCGCCGTTGGTCTGCATCTGCCCAGCGGCGCCGATCTTGTGGCTGGTCAACAGCGCCTCGACGTCCCGGGCGGCCTTCTCCGAGTTGTCCCCGCTGCCGATGGTGATCCCGCGCGCGGTCAACTGGCCGTAAATCTCCAGGTAGGCAGCCTCCCACAGCACCGCCGCGACGGTATCGGACGGGGTGTCCCCGGACTCCGGTACCCACTCGAGGTACTTAACGGCGTTGGCCAGGCTGCTGTTGTATGCCACCGCCTACGCCCTTCGCGTGTTCGTCGCGGTGAAGGTCACGGCGTCCACGGTGGCGCCGCCGTTGTTGAGCTGTTCGGCCGAGACGTAGATGCCCAGCCCGGCCTTGGGGGTGTCCTCGTCCGTCCACCCCGCGGCGTAGTCCGGGTAGCGGGTGGAGAAGCCCTTGGGCGTGTCGGGCACGCTCGTGGCCTCGTCGCCGTCCGCGTTCTGAAAGTCGTTGTCCGTCGCCGGGAGGTCGACATAGGTGAGGTACTGAGCATCCGGGTCGGCGGTCCACCCCTGGTAGAAGCGAAAACGCCACTGGGTACCATCGCCGCTCACCTGGAGGACATGGGCGTCCCGGATGAAGCCATGCGCGCCACTCTGCCGGCTGCCGAGGTTGTCATGATCGATCAACAGCTCGGCGGTGGACTCCGTGCCGCTGATACTCGTGAACGCGATGGAGTTGCGCGCCATGTTCTAGCCCTTCTTTCGGAAGGTGATGTAAGCCTTGCCGGCCAGCCCCGAAGCCGCGCCCGTGGCCATGCTGCCGGTCACGTAGTCAGCAGCGCCGATCGCCATCCAGGCGGCGCCGTTGCCGCCCGCGTCGTCGATGTTGTTGAAAAGGCCAGCAGCAGCGCCCACGTCCAGGCCATCCATCAAACCGTCGTTGGATGTCGATGCAGCCGCCACGCCGAAGTCGGCGGTACAGGCGCCCGTGGCGGCGGTGGTAACGTCCACCTCGATCGCCACGTACCCGGCCTCGCCCCACGGATTCACCTGGTCGAGGACGCCGCCTGCGGCGTCACCGTCCGCGAGCGTGTAGACGGCGCGCTCCTCCTGCTTGATGGTGCCGGTGCCACCGCCCATGTTGACCAGCCCGTTGGTGCTGATCTCCAGCGTCTTCTTGACCTCGACCTGCTCGGCGCTGTTGGTGGTGTCAAGCGTGACGTAGGAGTCCATCGCACCGGAGCCGTCCCACTGGCCCAACTCCATCCCGGCGGCGTCGTTGTCCGGGCAGCCGATGTCCATGGAGTCGACGCCCACGATCAAGCGGGAGTAGAGGTTGGCCCCGGTGCGGATCTCGACGTCGCCGTAGAAGTAGGACTCGCCGGTGCTCGTGGCGTAGCTGGCGTTGCCGTCGCGCTTGGCGCCCACGGCAAGGTGCGACATGTAGGTATCCGTATCCAGCGAGACGTACGTCCCGCCCAACACCAGATCGTCAAGTTGGTCAGCCATCGTCGCCCTCCTTGGGCTCGGTGTCTAGCGTCTCTAGCGCCGCCTCCAGCGCCTTGATTGCCCCGTCGCACTCCGCGATGGCGACTTGATGCCGATGGACTAGAGCGCGGGACTCGGACCGCTGCTGCTTGAACCGTTCGATGCTCGCCTCTAGCACGTCGCGCGTAATCTCCATCGTTGCCCCTCTCGCCTAGCCGGTCAGTTGATGCCGGGGACCGAAGCCCCCGACATCTCAGATCGGCTAGGTCGGCGCGATCGGCTGGAGGACGATGACGGCGTTGCCGGCCACGGGACCATCGAGGTTGTTCAACTCGGCGGCGGTCGCGGTGACCTCGGTGCCGTCGATGAAGATCGATCGGTTGTCAGCCTTGCGCAGATAAGTAGCCATCTCGGGCCTCCTTACGCGCCGGTGATGATGTAGCCGGCCGCGGCCTGCGACACCTTCTCGTCCACGTGGTGGTTACCGCGGATGATGGTGCTGTTGCGGGACTCGTCCCGGTACCTCACCATACGCATCCCGGTCATCGCGTCGCCGCTGTTGCCAGCGGACCACACGGCGGTGAAGCCGAGGCCGGGCGCCTTGAGCGCCGGGCGGCCCTTCGGCACCGAGTAGAAGCCCACCGCGTTCGCGGTCCAAGCCTCCTTGGCGCTGAAGGTCTGACCGTCCTTGCTGGTGTTGAGGATCTGCTGGACCACGACGATCTTGTCGACTTGGAGGTACTGCGCAGCAGCCGCCATGGTGACCGCAGCGCCGCCGCCGCCGGTGTACTTCACCCGGTCGATGAGGTCGGCGTTCTGCACGAGATCGTGCCACTCCGGCTTGCCCATGGCGCAGACGATGTCGTTGACGGCGGGGTTGTAGGTCCCGTTGTCCCTGAACGACTCCTGCGCGGTGAAGCTGTCGGTGATCGGGGTGGCGGTGTCGTGAGTCGACCACGCGGTGTCCGCGGCGCTGGTGTAGCTCGCGAACGTGGTGGTGGTGTCGGTCAGCAGCGTCGCCATGCGCGCGTGACCCTGGCTCATGAGCTGGGTACGCACGGCGGTGGCGCCGTCCTGGATCGGGTCCAGCGGGCGATCGGCGTTGGCCTGCTCGCTGTCGTCGACCATCACCTGGAGGCCGTATTCCACGCAGGAGTAGGTCGCGGTCGAAACGTTGTACTCGAACGCGTCGTACTTGGCGCGGGCGGCGCGGGCGAACCGAGTGCGGCCGGTGGCCTCCTCGTTGCCGAACAGCCAGTTCGCGTCGTAGACGTAGTAGGTATCCGAGGAGTTGCGGACCTGAAGCGGCTTCAGGATCTCGAACAGGGGGTAGTTGGTGATCGGCTGCTGAGCAACGGCGAAGTTGGTCAACGGGCGATCGGTATGGACTCCAGCCTTGTTGGGCATCTCTCAGTCCTTTCTAACTCAGCGCGCCGAGGCGCCCGGAGGTGCCCACGCGGACGTCGATGTAGTCTCCATCGACCCCAGCTTCAAGGGCCTGTCCGACGATATAATCCGCGGTGGTGGTGGTTGCGATGGCCCGACCGCCCGCCTCGCAGGTCAGCGCGGCGCCCTCGTTGACGGTGGCACCGACGCGGACCTTGCAAACGCCCATCGTGCAGATGGACACGGGATCGCCAGAGGCCGCCCCGCCGTCCACGCACACGCCGATGATGATGTGGCTCGCCGCGGTGTCAGCGATGCTGACGGTGCCGGCGGCGTCGATCTGGACACACAGGCCGTTGGCGCTGCTCATGTCCTCGCTGGAGGTGCGGGTGATGACCTGCGCCCCCTCCTGAACCTGGATGACACGTGCCATGGCTAGACCTCCTCGCCGGCGTAGATGGCGTACAGATCCGGGTTGTCCTCGATGGCCTTGGCGAACGCGGCGGCGTAGTCGTCACCGATGTCGCGGGCGATGGCATCGAGCTTGTCCCCGGCCTGCTCCTGGGTCAGCGCCACGGCGGACGCGGTGTCTTCGGCGTCCTGGCCCACCTCGCCCACGGGCACGCGGGAGCCGGCCTCGCGGGCGCCGTACACCTTGCCGAACATGTCGGCGGACAGCGCATGCAGCTCACGCGCGGCGTCCTCCTCGTCGGCGGTGATCTTGCCGTCGCGCAGCAGCGTCTCCACCGCGCGATCGGCCTGGATGCCGGCCACGGTCTTGCGAAGCTCGGCGTTCTCGGCGGTGGTGTCGTCCAGCCGCTTGGACAGCGCGGTGATGGTCTCGTCGACCTTCTCCACCTCGCAGCCCAGCCGGTCAGCCAGCGCCTTGATCTCGTCGCTCATGGGTTCCTCCTTGATTGCGACGTTGGGCGGCTCGGCGCGGGTATTCTCAGGCTCCACCATGGAGCCCCCGGCATGGGAGCCGATCGGTTCAATCTTTCCGTCGCTCAACACGAACGCCGGGACGTCCCAATAGGGGTCCGGCGTCAACGTGCAGCCGACGATCTTGTCCTTGGTGAACTCCAGGGAGGGGAAGCGGAACAGGCCATCGCGCACCAGCGCGGCGCCAGCTTTGGTGAACTCCCAGAATCCCTGGAGTGCGTTGCCCACAATGCGCCAATCGGTGATCTCGGCGCGCGAGCCGGAGAGTTCGGGCACGAGGAAACGCGGATCTTTGTTCTTGGCGGCCTGGAACTTGGCGTGGTGGATGTCGACGGCGATGCGCTTTGTCCTGCTTGCCGCCAACCTCTCAAGCCACGGCTTGTCGATCTTCATGTTGGCTTCGCCGGAGAGCGGCTTGCCCTCGCCCTGTCCGGCAGTAAGCACGGTCAGCCATACGCGCGGGGCTTCATCGTCTCCTATGTCGGAGCCCTCAAGCGCCATCGTGACGCGGATTGATTCGCCATCCACGGACAGCAAGAAAGGCAGATCGGGCATCATCACGCCCTCTCCTCTCTGAATCGCGGCGAGCCCGTCTCGCCGCCCTCGGCAATCTCCCGGGCCGCATCCTCGTCCGGGGGCAAGGTCAGCCCGATGATCGCGCAATAGCAGGGGTTGCCCTCGCCCCGCAGAGTGCCCATGCAGTTAGGGTTAGGCGCGGCAAAGTCGCCCTCGTCCGGGCCGCCGATCCTGAACGGGTTGGCCGGGTCGCCTGCGGTGTCCAGGCACACGTCGCAGACCTGCGAGGACAGTTCGGGCGTCACGGTGTAGAGGCCAAACGGGATCTCCTCGCGGGCCAGCTCCACCCGGCGGCCGGTGTTATACACGCCCTGCATGTCCGGCTTGACCGTGGACGCTATCGCCTTGGAGGTGAAGACTGCGTTGATGGCGTCGATGATGTTCTGTTGCGAGGCGCCCCCGGCCACTGCTTGCGTCTGAACCGTCGCCTGCGCCGTCTCCTGCACCTTGCGCGTGATGTTGTCGGCGGTAGTGCGGACGGCGCCGTCGATGTAATCGTCGATGTCGAGCTGTTCGATCTCGTTGCGGGGCGCGCGGCCTGCGCGCTCTGCGATGGTAGCGAACGCTGCGGCCTGCTCCTCGCCCGCCTCAACACGCGCCTCGGCCAACTTCTCCGCGAAGTCGGGATCCTGGCGCTGTTCGCGCACCTCGCGCTTGACCTCATCCTGCGCCATGCGCAGCAGCGCGCGGTAGTTGCGCTTGAGCGTGCGCCGGATACCCACCTGAGCCGCGGCGGGCAGCTTGACCTTGGCGGCCTCGCCCACGCTCAGCCCAGCCAGCCGCTCGGCGTAGTCCTCGGCAATCCGCAGCACCGACCGGCGGACCTCCTCGGACGCCATCTCGAGCCGGTCATCGCGACCGATGCGGGAGGACGCCGCGGAGAAGTAGGATTCAGCCAGCGCGTGAAACGGGCCGATCTGCGCGGCGAACCGGACACACTCGGCCTTGCTTGGAAACGGCTTACCGATGGGCTTGGGTAGCGCGAGGGCGTGAGCGCCGCCGCAGTCGCACGCCGAAAGCGCACCCGCCCCCGGGGCTTCACCATCGAGAGGGGCTGACGGCTCGCTGTCCGAGGGCGGGGCGTCTTCGGGATCCTCGGGATCTGGCTCCACGTCCTCGTCTGCCTCCAACTCGGCGTCGCTGACAGGCCCCCACCCCGCAACGTCCCTGAACTGCTGCTCATCCTGCGGGCGGCCTGTGAAGATCCCAGCCTCGGCGCCGGCCTTGGCAGCCTCGGCCATCTCGGCGGGCGTGCGGGCCGTCAGGTCATCGGAGACGAGCCTTGGCGCCTTGCGGGCGTCCCAACCGTTCCAACGCGTCCAGTCGCGCAACAGGTCGTTGTAGGGCTCGCAGACGATCCGCTCGATATGCTGGAGGTTCAGCAGAAACGCGCCGAACTGAGCGTCAAACAGCGACCGGGCCCCGTTGCCCTCGCCGGTGAAGTTGTGCATGGTGCCGCACAGCCGGTGAACGGTGCGGTGTATCCAGTCGAGGAGGTCTAGCCAGAGCTTGCCGCTCTCTAGCTTCGCCTCCAAGATGTCGAACTCGAGGCCCTTGACCTGCAAGACGTGGGCTTGCTGGTGGTGCTGCCAGTCCCGGACCACCTCCAGCGCCCGCGCCCATGCGTCATCGTCTAGCGTCGGCTCAACCTGCTTGGCGCGTGGCGTGCCGAAGGCGAACCGGTTGAGCGCGATGCCCATACGCTGAATGATGTTCTTCTCCAGCGCCGCGAGGCCCCACGCGGGCCGGATGATGGGATCGCCGTTCCAGTTGGTGCCCTCCTCGCCGTAGGTGAAGCGCAGGAGGCGATCGGCGGGGATGACCGGGGCGTCTAGCCGGGGTGTGTCGTTGTCCCGGTCGATCTGCTTGATGCCCTTGAACGAACCGTCCGGGTTCTGCTGCCACTCGTCCACGGTGTGAGGCAGCCGGGGCTTGAGGTCGAAGACGAACAGCCCGCGCCTGAAGATGGCGTCAGACTCCACCCAGCGCGGGACCTTCTCGCCCTCCTGCTCCCACGCCCGCGCCTCGGCGGTGGCGTCGAAGCGGACCACCTTCTCCTGAAGGCGAACGCCGTCGCGGGACATGAGCAACGCATCGCGCAGGGTGCGAGGCCACGAGGGTGCGCCGGGCAGCAGCTCCGTGGCGCAAGCGGCGATGGCCTGGCACTCGGGATCGTCAGCGTCGGCGGGCTCGCAGCGCCAGCCGTTGACGATGAGCGGGTTGATGAGGCTATTGATGCTGGACCGGATCGCCGTGGACTCGCGGTAGATGCGCTTGCCCTCGCCTATCGTGGTCGCGTCGCCGCGCCAGGCGTGATCGGCTAGGCGGGCATTGTGCTCCTCGTCAATCCGTCCGTCGGTATGGATGACGCCATCCCAGCCGATCTCACGGCCGGTAGGCGCTCGCGCGGGCGTCTCCTCGGTCTCGGTTGCGAAAGCGGCGGTAAGGCGCCGCCAGAGGCCGCGGCGTGCAGGCGGTGTCGGAGTCTCGGATCCGCGCAAGTCGACTCCCGGGGAGGAGGTTGCGCGTATAGGGTATGTCCAGGATCTGTTCAGGGTCAAGCGCGAACTGATCCAGAACGGATCAGTGTGATCAGAAATGGAGCAGTTACCGCCCCGCCCCGCAAACCGCCACCGCCAGCGGGAGGGTCATGCCGAGGAGGGCGATGGTGAGGCCGATCCAGAAGTGGCGGTCAAAGGGCATCGTCGGCCTCTAGCTTGGCGATCTGCGCCTTGAGTTCGTCGATCTGCTGCTGACGTTCCGCGTCCTCTTCGGCCCTGCGCTTGGCTAGCGCATCGCGGCACGCACCACACGTGATGAGGTCGGGCACGCTGGAGAACCTGGTCCGGTAGATGTCGAAATAGTTAAGGCCGTCGTGTCTGTTGTAGACGCCGCCGCCGCACGGTACGTCTATGTCGTCGCTGTGTTTCCACCACAGGCCGTGGATTGTGTCGGTCATCTCTTACCCTCTCCCATCTCGGCCAGCCACCGGCAGTCGGGGGCGTGCGGCGTCGGCGGGTAGCCTCCCGGCGGCGGCCAGTCGCCAGCCGTGGCGCCACAGAACGGGCACGAGCCTTGCGGGCCGGCGTTCTCCACCTCCCGCAGCAGCCCGCGCAGGCGGCGGATCTCGGCGTCGCGGTCCTTCACCGACCGAACCATCTCCGTCGCCATCATCGCGCTAATGCCGCCCATCACTCCCCCTCCCCCAGCGCCGCCCGCAAGTCCCGGCGGAGCTGCTCGGCTTGGCAGTCGGGCGCGTGGTCTGCGTCAGGCGCGCCCGGGGTGTAGGTTGGGTTTCGCGGCGCCGAACAGGAGGGGCATGCGCCGGCCCAGGTAGCATCCTCCCTTGACGCCCACTCCCACTCATCCAGCATCGCCAGCGACCGGCGCAGGAGGGCGCGATAAGAAGCCTCCCGGTCCATCTTCGCGCGCAGGTCATCGAAGTGCGCCATGCCCTCTGGCGATAGCACGACCTCGCCCGGCATGATGACAGGGATCCGTTTGTCGTCACTCAAGCGGCTTCTCCCCCGGTTCCAACTTCATCGCCACCACCCACGGCACGCACGCCGGCAGCCACAGGAGGACGGCAGATACAAGCATGACGCCCGCGCGACCGTACCACGGCAGCGGGACGAAGCACGCGATGATGAGCGCGAGGCCGGTGGACAGGGCAGCGCCAATGAATGCGGCGGCGGTGTTTTCGGCGTCTGTGAGGCTACGGAGATACATCGGGGCCCTCCTCCCAAGCCTCCAGGATCGCGGCGCCGAGGGCTTCGCCGAGGGTGGGGCCTTGCACTACGGCATTGGCGCTGCTGCCGCCTCGAGTCATCCACCAATCTGGCTGCGAAAACTCGTTCGGTGGATAGACTACCGCATCCGGCCACCGCTCCCGCAGCACCGAGTACAGGCAGCCGCATGTGGCGGGGTCGGTGAGGTCGGGACGGTATCCCCCGGAGAGTTGTAAGCCACCATCGGGAAAGCGCCAATATGCGCCATTGGTAGCCAACATCCCCGGCATCCACAGCCCCTCCCGCGTCAGCAGGGCGCCGATGCGGGTTGCGAGGTCTTCAAAAGGCATAACACCTCCAACGCACCGCCCCCGGCCACAGCGTGTCGTGTGGATAGAAGCCGCAGCCGAGAGCGGGCGTAAGTTGGTGTCGGATCCACACGACCC